GAAAATATAAACCATACCTCGGCAACATCAGGAGGAATAGTAGATTCAGATTCAGTATTTACAATACACACAGCTGGAGATCCCTTTTCACTAGAAGTGGTGACAAGAGCAGCCAGTCAAGTGTTAGAAGTAACAGAAATCGAAAGAGAAATAGACACTACTTCTACTACGGTCTCCTTATCAGTCTTCTCTCAATAGCTCCTGCTAAAGCAGAAGAAAATAATGTGTCTAATCCAGTTGCAGCTGCGACAGGTAATGTAACAAATCAGGCGGTGCAATTCCAGAATAATGGAGCACCGTCTAGACAGCATTACGGTCCTCATATCAGTTGTAATGGATCTACAATGACATTCTCTCCATTCTATATGGGAAATCATACTAAACCATGGGATATAGATGAAGATGGAATGAGACCTTCTAGTTATACACTCGCTGAAAACTGGGGAGGACAAATTAACTTTATGATCCCTTTAGATCGTGAAGGATTAAATAGATGCCGCAGTATGGCAGCTAGACAAGAAGAAAAGATGCGTCTTGACTATGAATTAGTCAGAGTATTAAAATGTGCAGAGTTACAACAAAAAGGATTTATGCTACTTCCTAAATCACGTGTATATGATTTATGCAGTGATGTTATACCAATAGCAGCATGGAAGAAAGCAGAACAAAAAATACTTAATTGTGTAACACCTGCTAAACCATGGTATAAGCCATGGAGTAAACCTCAACAACCTAAGTGTACAATGAGCACCCTCTCAGAACAAATAGCAGCTAGAGAAGCTGCAGCAAAAGCTAAAAAGACTACAAAGAAAACAACTACTAAATCCACTAAAGACGAATCATGATTGTACTTATCAAACCAGTATTAATGGCATTTCTTTCCTCATCTGCAGTGAAAGAATTAGTTATCCAATTACTTGAAGCCTATGCCGAATCTACCGATAATACTATTGATGATAAGGCAGTTGAGTTAGTTAAGAAAAACCTATTCCCTGGAGGATAAATGGCATCAGAATACGATAGGATACAAAAAGCTCTACAAAATGTATCTGGTTATCAACTCAAGTATATACGTGAAAACGGTAAAAGACATCCAGGTTATGATAGACAAATAAAAAGCTTACAAGATCGACTTCAAGCAGCAAAGCCGAAGACAAAGACAAAGAAAAAGAAAAAGGACGATAAAAAATCTAGAAAACTTAGAATACCAACATCAACAGCAACCTAATGAAGAAAGCCACTGAAGACCAGTTCAACGAATTACATAGCCTTGTCACAGAAGAATTCCTTAAACGGGTTAAAGGTGGCACTGCTTCTACTCAAGATTTAAAAGCCGCATGTGAGTGGCTTAAAACTAATGATATTAGTGGGATCGCTTACGAAGGGAATCCTTTAGATAAGTTAGCTAATATTTTACCAAAAGTAGACCCTGACCTAGTAAACAAGAGGATGTATGGCAAAATCGTCAACTGAAACATATAGAACAAATGCTAAGTCTAGAGCTAAGCATGTAAAAGATAATAGTCCTGGCGGTAAATATGCTCATTCTAATGAATATAAAAAGAAGCATTATCGTGAAAGGAAAAGACTCGGTTTAAAAGTAGGCGATAAACGTGATGCATCTAAGCAATCTAACGGATCGTACAAAGCCGAAAGTCTTAAAATCAATAGAGGTCGCAAATAATACATGACCCCACTACTACCAACCCCTAACCATTATTTATACAATCTAATAACCATGACAAGTCCTGACGCTAAAAAGCTCTGGAGAAGAGCTGTAAAA